CCGCGCCCCGCCGCGCGCGCGCGCGGGGGGGGCGGGGCCGCCCCCCCCCCCCCCCCCCCCCCCCCGTCCACACCTCACGCCTGGAGATCACCTCACGGATAGGACCAAAGATGAAGTTCACCAAGACTGTCAAGACCGACGACGACGCCGAGGTCAAGCTGGAGCGCGAGACCGACTCTGCGGTCGAGCAGAATCAGCTCATCTCGCAGGGATGGACGGTTGCCGACGACTCGAAGGACGGCGGCGAGAAGCCGACGCTGCCCGCGCCTCCCACCTTCAACAAGTGACCAACCGCCAGACAAATAACTAGGAGATCAAGCATGTCTGACCAGATGAAGCCCACGTTCACATTCAATGCCCTCGCGAAGCTTGAGAAGGCTGCGGCCCCGGCCCCGTTTACCTTCGGTATCGGAAGCCAGGTCATCAGCTTCCCGGATCCGCTGAGCCTCACGCCCGAGGCCGCTGAGAAGTTCATGTCCGCGATGGAGTCCTCGAAGGCTCCGACGCAGATGATCCGCACCTGGCTCACCGCTGAGGATGCGGACCTGCTCCTCAGCAAGCTCAACATGAGGCAGCTCGGCATCCTGATTCGTCAGGCGTCCGAGCATTATCAGGGCATGCTGGGCGACCCGGGGGAAGGCAACGCCTCTACGACCGACTGAGTCGGTACGAGAGGCAGATCGTCTCCGATCTAGCGGAGCAGGGCTGGGATGCGCCGGCCCTGTTCCGCGCCCGCCGCTGGCGCTTCCTCCTCACGCTCATCGACGGCCTCGCGTCGACGAGCAGGACGACAGTCGCGATTCTCAACGATCCTGAGCGTTTCGAGGAGATCGCAAAGACCGTCGCAGAGACAGAAGCGACCGCCGACGATACCGAGGCGCGGATGCGTGAGCAGACGCCAGTCGTGCGGCTCTTACAGGACATCTTTGATCTGGTGTCCGCAGCTTTTGGCGGTAAAGAGCCGTACCCGCGCCCAGTCTCGGCGGTCGAGCTGGCACTCGAGGACGCGCGCACCGACCGCCTTCATGGCTTCCGAGATGAAGCGATGAGGGCTCTCCTCCCCAACTGGGAGGACAGCGAAGAATAACTGCAGAGAGGAACCCCGGAATGGCTGGAGTCTACAAGGCGGGCACACTGTACGTCGACGTCGTACCCAGCATGAGGGGCTTCTTCAAGACCGTCGAGGCAGACGCAAAGGCCCAGCTGCCCAACATCGGGCAGAACGCGGGTAAGGACTTTGCGAACGGCCTGCGCTCTGGCGTAGGTTCCAGCGGCGCCCAGGTCGCGAAGTCCATCAGTCAGCCTATCGACGCTGCCGCCACTGAGGCGAAAAACAGCGTCGATAAGATGACGAGGAGCATGCAGGCCTCGACGGGCGGCATGCAGAAAGCTGCGGAGGGCGCGGGCCGCAGCTTCACGACGATGGGCGCCGAGGCGGGACGCAGTCGCGGCCCTATCGAGTCGGCGACGCGCGACCTTGACGAGGCCGCGCAGGCAGCGGAGAAGGCCGCGAGGGGCACGCGCGAGGCGGGCTCGGGCTTCTCCTCTATGGCCGGCTTCGCGCAGAGCGCGATCGCGCCTCTGGCAGCAATGGCCGCAGCCGTGGGCATCGGAGGTTTCGTCTCCGAGGCTATCGCCGCGTCCGACGCCACCCAGAAATTCGCGGACACCCTCAAGTTTGCGGGGATTGATCCTGATCGGATCGAAGAGCTGGGCGCCGCAGCTCAAAAGTATGCCGACGATACCGTCTATGACTTGGCAGACATTCAGGGCATTACGTCGCAGCTCGCTGCGAACGACGTCGAGGGCTTCGACAAGCTCGCTGAGGCGGCGGGCAACCTGAACGCCGTCGCGGGCGGTAGTGCGGAGACCTACAAGCAGGTTGGCCTGGCGCTCGTGCAGGTCAACGGTGCCGGCAAGTTGGCGACGCAGGATTGGAATCAGATCGCAAACGCCATCCCCGGCGCGTCCGGCAAAATTCAGAAGGCCCTCCTGGACGCGGGTGCATATACAGGCAATTTCAGGGACGCTATGGCCCAAGGCCAGATCAGCGCCCAGGAATTCAATGAGGCTTTGCTGAGCCTCGGCTTCGACGAGGTCGCAGCGAACGCGGCACGCGATACATCCCGTATTGAGAACGCCGCCGGTAACCTGCAGGCAACCCTCATGGGCGGCTTTAAGGATCTCATTGACTACATGAAGCCGACAATTACGGACTTCATGGGCTGGCTCGCCGATATGTTCTCGGACGCCTTCGGGTGGATCTCCGAGCACAAAGACCTGCTGGTCGCCCTCGGCGAGGGTATCGGAATCGCGGTCGCCGCGTACTGGGGTTTCTCGGTCCTGACCCAGGTCATCGAGTGGATCAAAAACACAACGCTCGTGCAGGAGGGGCTCAACGCCGCTATGGCCGCGAACCCAATCGGGCTTGCTGTCGTGGCTATCGGCGCGCTCGTCGCCGGCCTAATCTACCTTTACAACACGAACGAGGACGTGGCGAACGCGATCAACGCCCTCGGCTCTGGCATCGCCGAATTCTGGACGACCAACGTAACGCCCGTGATCGATGCCTTCGTCGACTACACGAAGAACACGCTGGTCCCATCTATCGAGTCGGCGTGGGGCATCCTCACCACAGGCGATTACGACGGGCAGCTCTTCGGCCTTGAGGAGGACTCAGCCCTCGTTGACTTCTTCTTCACGCTGAGGGACGCGCTCCTCACGGTCGGCGAGATCTCCTACACCGCGTGGACGGACAAGATCAAGCCGTCCCTTGAGGCGGCGTGGGACTGGATCAGCGGAACGCTGTGGCCGGGCCTCCAAAACTTCTGGAGCACGGTGTTGCAGCCGCTGTTTGAGGGGATCGGCTCGGGCCTCGCGCTCGCCTGGACCGCCGTCATCCGACCTACCCTCATGGCCCTGTGGACCATCGTCTCCCGGGTCATCTGGCCTGTCCTCAAGACACTCTGGGAGAACGTCGTCAAGCCGCTGTGGGAGGGCTTCGCCTCGGCAGTCCAGTCGGCCTGGGCCGTAATTTATCCGGCTATGCAGGCGCTCGCAGCTTTCTTCCGTGACACTCTGATGCCCGCGCTGTGGTCCTTCTGGGAGGACGTCGTTGAGCCGGTCTGGACGAACGTCTCAACCTTCATCCTCGCTGTCTGGGATAACGTCTTGTATCCGCTTTTCGACCTGTTCGTGACGGTGATCTCGGGTACCGTCGGCCTGGCTTTCGAGGGTCTGTGGACAACCGTCGTGACGGTGTGGAACGGGATCTCGTCGGCGATCCAGACGGTCTGGGGCATCCTGTCCCCGATCTTCTCTGCGATTGGCAGCGCGATCTCCTCGACGCTCGGCCCCACATTCACGTGGCTGTACGACTCGGTCATCAAGCCGGTTTGGGATCAAATCTCGTCGGCGGTGCAGGTCGCGTCCTCCGTCCTGATCGACGTGGTTTTCCCCGCGATCAAGAACGCTATCGGCGGCATGAAAGAGAGCTTCGAGTCTTTCCGTCAGTCGGTCGAGTCAGTGTTCGAGAAGGTCAAGGGCGCGGCAGCGAAGCCGATCAATTTTGTCATCACGACTGTCTATCGTGACGGCATTAAGGCGGCGTTCGATACGATCGCAGCGAAGGTGGGCCTATCCGTCCGGCTCCCCGACGTGAAGGCGATTCCGGCCTACGCGACCGGCGGCGTTTTCTCCACCATGACCCCCGGGTATTCCCCCGGCAAGGACATCTACCACTTCTACAGCCCGGACGGCGGCGGCGCACTGCGCCTGTCCGGAGGCGAGGGCATCATCCGACCCGATGCCCTGCGTGCTCTCGGTGGGAAGCCTTGGCTCGACCGCGTCAACGCTTCGCGTGGCTCCGGCCTCGCGACTGTCGGTGAGACCGGGCGCCGCCGCGGCGAAGTTGCGTTCGCTAGCGGTGGCATCTGGAACGCGGTGAAGGGCGGTTTCTCCGGCGCTCTGGACTGGGTCAAGGAGACGACGGAGGCGGTCGCTGAGATCGTCACCGATCCCGCTGCAGCAATCGCGAATTTGGTCATCAAGCCGGCTCGCGATCTGTTATCCCCGAAGGACGGCTCCTTCTGGGAGTCTGTCGCATACGGCATCCCGCCGATGCTGTTCGACGGCCTCAAGTCCATGTTCACCTCGAAGGTCAACGAGTCCGGGCTCTCAGGCGGCGCGGGCCTCGTCGGCGCAGCCATGAAGGCCGTACTCATGGGCGTCCCCTACGTCTGGGGCGGCTCCGGCATCCCGCCCGGCCTCGACTGCTCCGGCCTCGTCTACTGGGCCGCGCAACAGCTCGGCCTCGGCTGGCCGCGCCTCACCGCCGCCGGATACCAGTCCGGCTCAACCCCCGTCCCCTGGGGCTCCGCGACACCCGGCGACCTCCTCTACTGGGGATCGCCCGCCTGGCACGTGGCGGTCTACGCGGGCAACGGTCAGATGATCGAGGAACCGCGCCCCGGCCTGAGCGCTCGCAAGACAGCGATCTGGGGATCCCCCAGCGTCGGCAGGTACGGCGGCGCACGCAAGTAAGACAGGGGCGGCGGCCGCCCCCCAGCGGGCGC